TACACCGTCACTGCTCACCGTAGTTTCAGCGAACTGATCGTCCGTGGGCAAGATCCACTCAAGTTGGTTTATGCTCCGGTGGGTCTGACCAACACAGCCTACGCTGAAGACCAGATGGACGGTGCCATCATCATTGCTCTGCGTGACAACGCAGGTAACGTGATGTACGTCCCTGACACTTACATTGACCGTTATCCTGGACTGGGCAGTGTCCCATACAGTCGATTGATCGGTGTAGTGGATCTGGGCATGTGGGCCAACTACCGTGACCTCGATGACGTACTGGCTTCTCTCAAGGAAGCGTGCAAGGGCAATCTCGGCGTGGATGTGCAAGTCACCCTAGCCCGAGCCTCCACCAGCAACTCCGTCACTGAAGAACAGCACACCCAACTGCTGGCAGCTCGTGAAGCAGCCAAGACCAACCGCGAGACTTCGACAGCGACCATCACCCGACTCAGTGATGCGATCATTGCGAAGGATGCCTTGATTGCTGAACAGGAACTCCTGATCAAGTCCTTGGCCGCACAGATCCCCTCTACCCCCGCACCGTGACACACGGCATACAGGGCAGGCCGCTTGGCCTGCCCTGTATGCTGTTATGCCGCCATGGCGGTGTCGTTCATCTCGTCGATGTCGTTCCAAGCCATCCCACCACCTTGGGAACTTGGGCGACCACCGATGATCTTGTAGCTCAGGTCGACTTCCAGATGGTAGTCGTACATCACGCCGTACATTGGGTTCGCGTTGAACTTGAGCACGAAGTACTTGTGAGCTTCCGGAGTAGGTTCGACCACACCACGGTGTTTGCCCCACAGGTACTCGATGTAAGCGCCATCGTTGACCACTTGCTTGTTGACGTAGAACTCCCAGTCCACCTCGGTGTCCAACTTCTTGCAACCTTGGTAGTAACCACCGCCCGGCATTTCCCGAATGAACTTGGTAGGGTTCATCCGCTTCTCTTCCTTGGCTTGGGTCGAGAGCTGGTGTGCAGTTACTTGCAGGATCTTCTCGGCAGACGTGTATTCACGTGTCCGTTTGTACAGGTCTTGCAGGTCATCGCCTGTAGCGCCTTGAACGCAACCGTCCTTGCTGAACATAGCGAGGTAGTCGACGTACGATGCACAGACTTCGAAGCCTTTCGCCTTGTACTGCTCCAAGTGCTTGATGTACTTGGCGTAGGTAAAGGAGGAACCTTTGATCCGGTGAATCTCAACGAACCAACCACGAGCCTGTAGCTTCTCGACGACGTACGCAGTGGCTTCTGCTGGGTCGAGACCCTTGACAGAGACAGCCATGCCGAGTTCGAGTTGCTTGAGGATGACGTAGATCTTCTGAATGATGATCGGAACGTCGTCTTCTGTCGAGTAAAGGAGAACCAGTGGTTTCTTCTCAGGGTCGAACAGGAACGGATCGTTGAACAGACAGGTACCGAGGAACAGGTCAAGCAATGTGCCGGACTTGTTGTTGTGTGGCAAGGCGTTAACCAAACCAAACTCACCACGGCGCCCACCACCTTGGACACCCATCATGCGGTTCAGGGCTTTGAACGGGAACTTGATGATACCGTCGATCGAAAGGGATTTGTTCATGTCCTCGAACGCGGCTGTAACCGACGCTGAGTCATTAAAGTTGACGCTGGTAATGAACGCTGGGTCTACGCGCTCTTCAGTCTCCATATCGACCGACAGGAGGTCCTGTGCAGTCTGCAGTACAAAGGTGTCCCAGTCTTCAACTTCGGCTTCGTTGAACGACAGGGTGTAGGAAGCTTTCTTGACGATGTCGTGCAGCTTCTCACGGTTCTTATAGCGACGCATCTCACGGGAGATGTCGTTGATGTGCTTGCGGATAACCGACTCATCTGGATACTTCCGGATGACCTTATCCAGCGCTTTATAGGTCACGTCATCAGACTGGAGATTCATCCTGATACGCTGCATCAGCATATCCGGCTCATATCTCTGTGAACCACCGCTGTTCAACATCTCCAGAACAGTGGAGCGCAGGTTGGACAGAATGTTCCGTCCGTCTCCAATGTCACCGATGTTTTCGGGTAGCTTGATCTCGCTCAACATGGAGCGGATTACGGATGCGTTACTCGAACTGTACCCTTCGATTTGACTTTCAAGGTACAGTAGGGTAACTGACTTGACTAGGAATAACTTGATGTCCATTCTTTGTCCCACGAGGGTGAATACTGATGTACAACATCAAACTGGTCATTGTGCCCGCATGGCTCGACCTCATTATGAAGGAGCTGGGCATCACGAACGATGATCTTGCAGACTGGGAGAAACTTTCAGGCATACTATCGCCTAGGGATCTTTTGATTTACAAGATGGTCAACTGGAACGCTGGTGACGTGCTGGCAAAACTGCCAGGCTGCAACCCAGAAGTCGTCAGCAGACTCATTGATGTGCTTGCTGTAGCTACTCCTGTCCCGACCCTGGAAGAGCGTGCCTTCACGGCCAACCAGGAAATTGACACCTTTATCTATGGGGCAACCTGCACTCGTGACAAGGAGCAACAGCTCTACGCTGAGGCTTACATGTCCGATAGTGAGGTATTGTGTGTCAGGCTGATTCCGTTCAGCCGTGCCTCTGAGGCTTTGAAGAATGATGGCCAGACTCTCGCTGAGAAGCTGACCAGCATTTTCTTCCATCGAGTTGGTTTGCAAGCCGCCGCAGCGACCGGAGCTTTCAAACAGTATGTAAAGGAAATTCCTTTTAACTCGGTATTGTATTGAGACCCATGCGGTAAAAAACTGCAATGGTATGCAAAACTTGCGAAAGCGCTGAGTGACGGTAATGAGAACTCAGTATGCGACGCAGTAAATCGCAGCGCGCGCTGCATCTTCCGCGGAGAAACACAATGAGCGTAGTAGGTAAATCGGCTCGCACCAGCCAGCAAACGCTGAATGCGCAGGCCACTGCTATCCAGAACAAGTACGCCCAAGGCGGCATCGTGGGCAACGCCCAGATCGCTTCCATGGAGTCCCTGTCGACCCTGGACCACGAAAACCTGTTCGCCAGCATGGAATCGGCAGTACTGTCGATCGAAGGCTCCATCTCGATGGAATCGCTGGGTGACTTCGGCCAGAACACTGCCGACCTGACCCGTGCTCAGAAAGACGCCATGGGCGTGATCGCAATGGCCGCTCTCGAGCCAGGTGACTACGCTCGTCGCGCTCTGGGCGCCAGCGACATGTCGGCTCCGAAGACCGGTACCGTGGTTTCTGTTGAATCCATGGGCGACTTCGACTTCCAAGAGAAGGCCAACCCTTCGATGGAAGCGTTCGACAACTCGAACCTGACCGACTTCATCGGTCTGTCGATGGTTTACAACCAGAAAGCGGCCAAACAGGGCGAGTTCGCTGAAGCGTTCTATCGCACTGTGATCCTGACTCCGGAACAAGGCGGCGCTGACGTCACCATCCGTAGCCACCTGGTTCTGAACCACTTCCTGCACAACACCCGTGGTGATCACGCCGACTTCAAACAGCGCCGTCTGCTTGAAGCTGCGATCAACTACAAAATCCTGGCTGATCAGTCGACCACTCTGGTCCCTGAAATCCACGACGGCAACAAAGACCTCTTCGTCGCTGAAAGCGTCGTTGAGCCGCGTACCGTTGAACTGGGCAACCGCACCGTTACCACTTCCGCTCTGGCCATCGGCAAGCGCGTGAACCTGGTCGGCCTGGCTCAGAACAGCCTGGTGAAGATCGCTGGTCAAGCGAACCAAACCGATGCTCTGGACCGCGCTGTTGGTCTGAAGACCATCTACGTCCGTAAGGGCGATGGCGATGTTCTGGCGTTCGACGTCGAAACCCTGCCACGTGCTGCCTTCATCAAGGGCAACCAAGGTCTGGCTCGTGAACTCGAGCTGAACTTCCGTACCTCGTCCCTGCAGCTGAACGCGAACAGCGTCAACTACAAAGGCGAAGCGCTGACCAACCCGGTTCTGAAGCAGATCGTTGACGGTGACTACCGTGTGACTCTGGCTGTTACCGTTACTGGTAACGTGGACACCGAGAAGGCCAACGCCACTGTGAACGCTGCGCCGATCACTGTCGACAAGATCGTGAACGCCGCTGGCGAAGTTCTGTCCCTGGACAAAGCTGGCCCAGGCAAGGACATCCACGATGCTCTGGCCGACCTGGTCATCATCGGTTGGGAACCGAACGCTCGTCTGTCCAACGCCAACCGTCGTCTGCGCGGCCTGCAACTGAACAGCTCCGAGTACACCGAGCGCTACCCAGTAATGCTGGGCTCGCCGTTCTCGATCCCAAGCCCGCTGCAAGAAGCCCGTGGCATGGCTGACATCGACCTGCTCGTGACCGCAGCTCGTCTGCGTAACGACAACATGGCGATCACCACCCTGCTGCGCTTCACCGACGGCCTGAGCCGCTGGAAGTTCCTGACCGACGCTGTCAACTCTGACGACCTGCTCCCAGAAGTTGAAGGTATCGCTCGCTTCCTGGTCAAGCCATGGTACCGTGAGCGTGACCTCGACCTGCGTAAGCTGGTTGTGTCCCTGCGCTCGTACGATCGCGTTCAAGACGTTCAGGCTGCTCTGGCCAACGTTCTGCGTAGCGACATCCAGGACTGCATCCTGGAATCGAACTACAAGACCGCGCTCGATGCGTACACCGGCTACACCGGTGAGAAGGTCCACGTTCTGATCGGTTCCGATCCGAAGACTGCTTCGTACATCATCACCACCGGCGACAGCCGTACCCTGGGCGATGACATCACTTTCGAAAAAGTGAGCGCAGTTGACCAGCGTATCCGCAAGCAGATCTTCTGGACCTTCAAGCGTCAAACCGAAGGCCTGGACCCTCTGAACTGCGGTACTCACTTCTGGATTCCAGAGCTGATCTCCCACGTGAACGTATCGCGTGACGAGACCCAGATCCGCGAAGCCATGGTTCAGCCGCGTAACCGTCACGTTAACCACCTGCCGATCTTCGGCAAGATCAACGTGATCGGCCTGGACGAAGTACTGTCGGAGGGCTGGCACATTCCAGTTGCCACATTTCCAGTTACCGGTGACGACACCACCGGTGGCGAAGGTGGCGCTGGCGAGCCTGCTCCCGGCGGTGATACCGGCAATGGCACTGGTGCTTAATCCGTAAGGGTGAAGCCTAGACCAGCGGTAGCTGTCTAAACATAAAGGCGGGGCTTCGGCTCCGCCTTTATGCTGTATGTCTGGTTGCTGGCAATCGGCTATACCGTTCAAGTCGTTTTTGGCAATACATTATTTACGTGAGCAAACACTGGTAATAAAATACACGTGTAAATTTTTAATAAAGAGCCAACCTATATGGACGAGTTCTCACGTATCGACAATGCAAATCAGCCGAAGCGTATAGACACCCAGAAATATCACCAGCTAGCGAAGACGGCGTTGCCGTTTCAACATAAAGCTGCCAGCCGGATTCGGATGGCTAGCCGTCAACACGAAAATGGTATCAAGGGTGCACCGATGGTCACCGTGTCGTACTTCAATTACATGGAGCGCGATGTGCTGGTGACTACAAGGGATGGCTCCAGTGTAGTAGTGCCACCTCTCAGTACTAATTATTCGGCCGATGAGTTCATTGTCTGCGTGACTCACACCATGCCCAAGGAGTCGATGGAACGGGCACTGGATATTTTAAAGAATCGTGCAAATCCTGATGAGCGTGAATGCTACTACTGGATTCGTGCGTACGAGGCAGCGCTGTACAACAACAAGTCTCATCATGTTGTGGCTGCCAGTGTGGAATACGTCATTTACTTTCGGGATATTCAGGACGCCGGTGGGCGTTGCTATATGCCGGATGTCGACCTTCTGGTTGAGTGGTTAGCAGACCATGGAGCAATCCATCCTTTTGACAAGATCAAACGTGATGAGGCTACACTGCAATCCATCGCTCCAGGGGTCGGTGAGGCTACCTTTGTCTTTATGATCAAGGCGGTCGATAATGCGCAAAACGTTCAGCGAGCGACTCGCTACATTAACCTAGGAGGTGATGTCTTCATGATCCCCGTCGAACGGGACTTGAAGTATCAGACTGGCGTCCACATCGTCAGTCGAACCCCCATCAAGAATGGTGAAGCAGTGTCCGATGTGATCCATCGTTCATTCACCTTCGAGGAGGCCGACACCAAGCTAAGTCTGCACCGGACCATTGAGGATGCCCACACGGGCGGTCCACTCAATGACATGGCTAAGACTATCATCGAGCGCGAGACGACCGTGAAGAAGGTCGAGGAGGCAAAGTTACGCAGCGAACAACTCGGAGCGGATACAGAACTCCAGCGCCTGCGTAATGAGGGTGCACTGACCAAGGCTCAGCAAGATAAGGAAGCCGCGTTGCGGCGGAACTACGTCGAGTGGGCTAAAACCGGTGTCGCTCTCTTAGGGGCGGCAATAACCATCTACGGGATATTGTCAAAGTTACGATCCGACAAGTGAAGGCGTTCCAATGGACGACAAACTACACGAGTTCTCACACCGCAAGCGAGCACCTGTATTCAATCAGGATGTGGTGAAAGGGATTGCCTGTAAGGATGTGCCCGCTGCCAAGCGGTATGTGGAAAACATCATCCGGTGTGGCGAGAAGCAGTATCCCGAGGGATTCGTATTCATTGGTAGTGATCGCTGTAATCCACTTGAGGAGTACAACGTCATCACCCGTGCACGAGCTGGTAACAACCGGATCTACGACATCGCTCGCAGTGACGTCTATCTGGTGAAGTACAAGTTCTCGCTGCATGGTAAAGAGCTACAGCCGATGTACATGTATCTGCCGTTCGTGCGTCAGGCAGGTATGCTCTACATCTCCGGTAAGCAGTTTGCAATTGCTCCGGTGATGGGGGATAGAGCGTTTGAGATCGATGAGAACAGTGTGTTCATCCGGATTCCTCGGGCACCGATCAGCTTCAACCGTGAAAGCCACACGATCGTCATTGATGGCGTCCGTGAAAAGGCTGACGTGGTTTACTCGCAGTTGCACAACAAGGGTGGCAAGAAGTCGCGCAACCGCTCAGACCTGATCCGTCTGGGACATGTGCAATCTTCGCTGGCCCACTACCTGTTCTGCAAGTACGGGATGTACGGGGCGTTCGAGAAGTATTGCGGCACCCGTCCGATCATCATGAAGAAAGAAGACTACGACGAAGCCAAGTTCCCTCCGGAGCATTGGGTTGTAGTTTCGTCTCACGGCAAAGAACCCGATGGGCTCCACCCTCGGCGGAAACCAGGCTACCACAACATCGCCACTCAGCTGATCATGCTGGTGGACCGGGGTGCGTGGACTGAGATGACTCGCTCATTTGCTGCGGGTTTCTTCTACGTTATCGACCACTTCCCAGAGTTCGTGACCGAGCCCTCCGAGTTGGAGGAGACCTGGTGGTGGTGCGTCTTCATGGCGTTCATCCAGTGGGGTGAAGGTAACAACTACGGTCGTCTGGTAGAGGACGTCGAAACTCACCTCAAGTCTCTCGACAGCTATGTCGACCAAGAGACGGTCAAGACCTTGCAAGAGGTCCAGGTGAACTGTCGAGATCTGTACGATTTGATGGCGTACATCATGCGCGAAATGCGTACGATGCTGGAGAACAACCGGGGCAAAGAAGCCAGCTTGTATAACAAGCGTCTGGAAGTACTTCGCTATCTTCTGCGTAACATCAACAACAGCATGTTCGAGTTCTTGTTCAAGATCACCGGTAATAGTAAGAAGGTCCTCCAGCCAAAAGAGTACGAGGACATCTTGCGGAAGTATTTCAACCCTTGGCTGATTCATGGCATCAGCTCTGCAGCTGAGCATCCTGAAGTCAGTTCGGTATCCAACCCGTCTGACAACATGTTCTTCAAGGTCACCTCGGTGATCGTACAACAGACTGACACGCACGGCCGTGGTAAGTCGCAGGATGCCAAGCCGATTGGCCCCACCATGTACTTGGACTCTTCCTTTGCCGAAGTCACCGGCTTTGGTGTGTTGCCCAAGTCGACACCGATTGGTAACAACCGGTTCAACCCATGTGTGAAGCTTGACCCGGAGACTCGTACAACAGTGCCGAGCCCGGAACACGTACCAGTCTTAGACGGTGTACAACGTCTTATTCAACGAGTTTAACCAGCTGGAGTTATCATGAGCGATTTCGTCAATTTTGTCTACGACAAAACCGTGGACTATATCGAAAACCGCGCCCGGGACAACGACCTGCGTGAAGCATACGCAGCTTACATGTCCAAGGGCAACTGGAACAACAACGAGATGGCCAACGTCGTCGAAGTAATCTCCGTGATTGCTGAAGACGAATTGCGCGGGTCCCGTAGTGAACGGGAAGATGAAGCCATCATCCGTGACGTCATCATGACGTGCGTCGATGCAAACTGTGGCTCCTTCGGCCTGTCTGATCGGACGTTCGCGAACTCCGTACCAGATGACGTCTACAGCGATATGAAGCGTGCAGACGCCAAATGGAACGACATCCTGAACCGCCTGTCCGGTAACACCCGTGGTGGTGGCCGGAACACTCAACGTGGCGGCGGTGGCCAATCTCGTGCTTGGGGCGGTGGTGGCGGTAGCAGCCGTAGTGTGTTTGATCGCGGTAACCAATACGGCGATCGCCGTTCCGCGTTCGACCGTAACGAGCCGCAAGATGAACGGGCCAGCAACAGTGTGTTCGCTGGTCGTGACGTACCTCGTGGTAGCAGTCCGGTATTCGACCGCAATCAAGATGAACGTGAGCGTTCTCAGTCCAGTCCTCGGTCTGCCTTTGCTCAAACCCGTGAGCGTCCACCAGCTCCTGAACAGACTCGTCGTGAAGAGCCTGTTCGCCAACCGGATCGTCCAGCTCGTGAAGAGCAGGTAGATCGTGCGGAAGGCCCCGACATGAGTAAGGAGCGTCCATACGACGACTTCTGGATGAAGGGTGAGAACTGGCAGATTGCTCACCGCTCCAAGTTCACCTGGAGCTGGTCGCAGAAACAACAATCCCGCCGTGCTTACGACCCAGACAACGAGGTTCGCTTCCTTGTCAAAGGCGTAGACGGTCAAATCCGTGAGGAGTTCATTCAAATGACCGACGATCTGGTCGAAGAAGCACACGCAATCCGCGCCCATCAGCGCCCTAACCGTCCTCGTACCACCACCGAGCGTTTCGAAGGTGATGACATTTTCGAGGGTCAAGACCTGGACGTAGTGGATCTGGATGCGCTTCAGATTACCAAGCACTATGCTGCCAAAGAACTGCTGAGCGAACTGGACATCTCCAGCCCGTTCATCTCTGAGCAAGCGATCTCCGTCGCGACCCTCGAAGAAGCAGCAGTCCGTGTAGCAGGTGACGCGACCAAGAACGAAGGCGACGTTACCGCAACCAACAACATCATGTCCATCCAGTTGGCCGGCGATGCCACCAGCATCAAAGCCCTGGAATCGGTCAAGGCTATCGGCGTGAACGAAGGCGATCTGCTGCAACTGCAGAAACGTCTGAAGTCCTTGCGCGGTACGCTGGCTGAAAACGTCATGAACTACCTGGACAGGCACTTCACCACTGAAGTGAACTCCGCGCTGGGCGACCAGTTCGGCTTGGCCAAGCCACGGATCGAAAGCTTCATCGACGACTTCGAAGACCTGCTGAACTGCAACACGTTCAAGAAGCAGGGCACGGCGTACGCCACCCAGTTCCTCAGCCGTACCCGTATCCTCCTGGCCTCCATGCAGTACCTCACCGAGGACGACCTGCGTGAAGAGTTCATGGAGTGCACGGATCTGCTGGTGCAGGGCGAGAACGATCCTGAAGCCTACACCCAGTTCCGCAAGAACATGGTGGTGCTGTTCAAACCAGTGGCAATGGTTCACATCAAACTGCTGGCTGAACAACTGGGCTTTGTTGACCAGGAAGTGCGTGTCCCTCGCCGTACCGGTGAAGGCGCTGATCCAACCTTGTGCGACACCCTGAACGGACTCTACGCCATCGGGCGTAAGACTGCCGGTGCAGGTCGTGTGTATGTGGTGTCTGCGGACAACCTCATCTTCGAACTGGTGCCAATCAGCGGTGCTCGCGACATCATCGGTATCCGTACCGTTTGATGAGCATTAGATAGATGGGGGCCTTCGGGCCCTCATTTATTATGACGCTCTTCTTTTTTCTTTTGCTCAGACGCAAGGATACGGATCATGAATGCAAAGGCAGTATTGGCAACGGTGCTCAATCCTCCTGTGACCACCTCTCTGGAGGCATTAGCTCCTCCGGCTGGGCAGACTGTCAAGGAACGTGAGTACGAGATCTACGGGCGTGTAGACGACCTTGCAGCAATGCAGGCTGGTGCTCGTGGTAGTGAGTACCAAGAACAATGGGGCATGCCTTGCGACTTCGGTAAAGACGCTGGCATCTTTGGCAGCATCCGTGTACGCATGACTCGTGAAGGCGAGGGTGAGGGCGCTGCTGTCAAGTACGAACAGACCATCAAGCAGAAGCAGGACGATGGTAGCGACGAGAACGAGATCGACATTGGTGAACCTACCTTTACTATCTTCTCTCGCCTCGTACCCAATGGCTTGGTGAAGACCCGCTACTTCTTCCCGCTGGAAGGCACTGAGCACGAGCTACAGGTCGACGTCTTCAATGATGCCGACGGTAAGCAGTGCAACATCGTGAAGATCGACCTAGAGGTCCCTGAGGGCGTCTCGGTAGGTCAGATCAAGATCCCCTTCAAGATCGAGATCACCCGTGTAATCAAGCCGGGCAAGAAGACGGCAGAAGACTCGGAGTACGTACGTGATCTGTTTGCTAATCACTACGAGATCCCGAACCCGCAGCATAAACGCAAGTGACGGCATAGAGACCCACCAGCCTTGTTTAAGGGCTGGTGGGTCTCTATGTTGTATTACGTGGTAGGCGATGGTGTGTTCATCAACGCCATCAACGTATCGAGCAGTTTACCAACGAACTCGGTGTTGATGGGACGGCCTTCCTTTAAGGCAGAGAGGGCCTCCACCGCGAAGGACCCGACTACCAGTGCGAGGATGGCAATGACGATATATGTGGACATTCCGGGCTTCTTATCGGCCCGCGCTGGGGTAACGTTTTCTTCACCCATGATTAACCTCCAAATGGAAAGCCGAAGACCTTAAATAAGGCAGAGAATGCCTCGCCCCAATGAAAGTCTTTGTGGGCGGCCAGATTGGAGATCATGTACGAACCCATGGCAAGTGGCATCACCACCGTGAGCATCGTCATCATGAATTGCGGAGTGAGCATGGCACGCCGCAACGCGGCAGTGTCATCGAGTGTGGCTGACTCGTCTTCATGCTCTATAACCATCCCGCCCCCCGCGGGAGTGGCTACACAACGGCGAGTGGGGTCGAGCTTGGCTCGAAGGACCAGATCGCGTTGTTCAGCAGGGAGAGAATCCAGGGCTGTAGTGACATCCTTGCCAGTGGAATCTTCCGTGATTCTGTTCGGCTCATCCACGAACAGGTTTACCGTGTCTTTCACGACACAACCCCATGGGAACGCTTTTAAGGGAGTGTCCCCCAAGACCTTTATAACGTCAGACATAAGCATGACGTATTCCTCACAGGCTACTTCCTGAGGAACCCGGTCGCTTTTCGTATCGCCTCACCGTGTGCTACGGCTACAGCGATGGCATCGTACTCGTGTTCCGTCAGGGTGGTTTTATCAATGTCCTCGTTGTAGCTAATGTTGGGCATGGCAAGGACGCAATCTTTCATCACGACCTTCTTCATGGTGAACTTGCCTGACTTCGCCGGTTGGACAGCCCGCTTGGCTTCGCCTGGAGTTACTCTGTAGATGTCCCTTCCAGAATGATCCTCAACTGCTTGACGGATGAAGATCATCATTTCCGTGAGTGTTTCGAAACTCTGGACACGCCGAGGCATGAAGAACGGAGTTTCGACGGCAACCGCGTGAGGGTTGTGGTAGTGTAGCTCTCGACGGACACAGTCTTTTAGGGTGTTCTGTCTCGCCCACCGAGCGCCATGGGACACTATGTTCCCTTCGTGACGCCCGATGAGCTTTTCTGCCACGAACGTGTCTTTCGCCACGACATGGTAGTGACCCAGCCTAAGGTCAAGAAGAACAATCACCATCCCTAGCATGGACGACCCGTTATCGATCGCCATGATCCTGTAGATGTATGAATCGTCTTGGTACTTCATTGTCTCACCTTAGGCGTCTGTGGTTAGACCCCGCCGAGCAGCGTCATGGTAACTGTAGGGATCTGGCCGGTGGCCAGCAGTGGTTGAACAGCACCGACTTCGAGGTTGAAGTCAAAGCCTTTGCTGTTGAAGATCAGCTCGTAGTGACCGGAGATGATCGCGGTGATTTGAGCACCGATTACTTCCTTGAACTGGACAGCGCCAGCCGAGGTGTTGATCGAGACGTCAGCGTTGACGGCTGTGCAGAAGCCGAACTCGGAGATGATCGCCATGCGGCGGTCACCGAAGAGGATCTCGGCTACGTTGTACAGTTCAGCCACGTCGGTCTCAGTGAACGGCATCGGTACGATGGCCGAGGTGGCCAGGTATTCGTTGCTGGTGGTCACTGCTTCGTTGTTCGGGATCGAGGCTGGAGTAGGCGACAGGTTCGCCTCGGTGTAGACGTACTCTTCGATCTCGGTCTGATCGTCGACCACAGTGCGCTTGGTCATCTTCGGAACGACGCCAGCCATGCTCAGACGCTTACCGTAGTAGGCGTAGTAGTCGACGTTGTCCACGTTGATGATCTTGCGCAGGCAGTACTTGGTGCGCTCACCAGCCGTCAGGTCGTCGTTGATCGGACGGATCACGAACGGCAGGTGTTTAAACAGGCCAGCGTCACCCGAGCTATGGTCCAAGATGTCGGACAGCGGGATGTCATTCGGGCCCATGGTGTACGCATGACCACCGATACCGATGGTGAAGAACTGCAGCGTAGGGCGCATGCTCGGCTGAATCACAGCGTTCGCTTGAATGTCGAACTTCTGGTTCAGGGTGGTGTTGTCAAACTTCTCGAAAGGGGTGCCCAAGAAGTTGGACACTTGGAGATAGTTCGACAGTTGAGTCGGGACAATCTTTTGCATGGGACGGCCTTTATGGTCAGAAAGAAATACGGTTCATACGATAGCGCAGGGAATCACTGGTCTTGGATCGGCAGGTTATCGATCCGTTCACGACGCAGCCAGGTGTCACGGTTGTAGTAACCGATGATCCATTGACCGCGGATGTTCGAGCAGTGGTCGTCGGAGAACTGTACGATCAGCAGGTTCGTCACCTTCGGATCATTGATGTACACTTCGCCAGTGTTCAGACCGTTGTAGACCACCTTCGTCCCGTAGAGGTTGAAGGGGTTCTGATTCTGCGTGAATACCCAATCGTCGCCAGTAATTGCTTTCGCAGTGTCCACGATCCATTTGTCCACCAGGTCGCCCGGCTTCAGGTTCTTCATGACGTAGTCATGGTCCACGAAGCGGTTGTTGGGGAGGATCATTTCAGCCGGCATCTTGGCGTGGTCTTCAGGCCCGAGGTAAGTCAGGACTTGCAGAGTCGTCTTGATGTCGCGGTTGAGGAACTGGACAGCTTCCCGGATGTAGACGCGGATCTCACCAACGTAGACCGGATGCTCTGGCTTCATCTTAATGATGAGGTTGTAAGCAATCGGTTGCACGAAGTCAGAACACGCGTCGGTATCCAGAATGGAGCCCATGTGCGTACGGAACAGTACATCGTTCAGGTCGATCTCGATGAAGTGGAGTTCAACCAGTTCTTTGTCGAGATAGAGACCATACTGTTCGCTCAAACATTTAAGAATGACATCATCGCTGGTGTCAGTGCAATAAATGACAAACGGCACGCTGATGAATTGGTCTTGGATCACCGAACGACGGTAGACCAACTGAGCCGTCTTGCGCCAGCCAGACTCAGGAGTCGGGATGACTTCAATGCCGGTCAGGGTGTTTGCCGCTGGCCGGTGGTTGTTGTAGTCGTTCAGGTGTTGCACGTTGATCTGTGGAGCTGGCTCGGAAACCGGATACGGGACACCGAACTTCACTTGCCAAGGCTCAATGGCCGTTTGGTTCGTGGCGTTCATGATGTCCAGCATCAACTGGTTGGCGGGCTTATTGTACCGCACTGGACGGACGTACATGGTCACCTCTAAGCTTTCTGGATGGTCATCTGCCCGTACCACCGTAGCGAGTTAGCACTCGCTTTAAGGATGGAGTTGGTGGGCGTGAGGACCACGGAGTCAAAGTCCGATTCATCAAAGACGATACCGGTGCGTTGCGTGATGGTTTTGGCCACGTCGTGACTGACCACCTCACCGAAGTAATCCAAGACGAATGGCACGGGGAAGATGGTCGCCAAGTTCAACCGCTTGATCGTGATGTCGCCACTGCCACTGAACCGGTTCTCATCGGCGTTGGGCATGACAGTACGGGCCTTGAGGCGGACCACAAGGTTCTGACCCGAACTGCTGACGATCTTGTCGAGTTCCACGTACCGAGGGTTGAGCTGGGTGCCGTGGACATCATTGATCGCAATCAACATTGCTTGGAGCGGAGTGTACGTGAGCAGTTGTTCAAGAGGGAAGTTCGCCATGATCAGTTAGCCTTATAGTCGATAGTCAACTCGCCCGTGTAGCGCAGGTTGGTATCTTTGAAGGTGATCGTCAGGGTATCCACTTGACCACTCGGGACGGATGGGTAGGTCTGTGCGTTGACATCGGCAGCCGTGATCGGGAAGCCAGTCTGCAGAGCAACCTGTGCCACCATGTACGCAATGGTCGGAACCGACGGACCAGTCACGAGGAACTGTGCTCCGTTGGTGCTCCAGCCAAAGTCGTACCGGGTGTAGATCAGATCCACTGTCCCCAAGTAGTAGCCATCACCAGCCGCAGTTGCCTTAATGCTGGTGTTGTCGTACCGATAACCCGAGATCTTCGTTGGGTTGCCGAAGGTGGTCAGTGCAGGTTCAAGCGGATACAGCAGGTTAGCTGTGTTGTCCGCTGTCATCTGATCCATCAGGCGAGTCTTCGCCACAGGCGTGAAGTCAGACACGACACGGAAGCCCGGGATGGCGGTGTCTTTAATGACGTCCACCAACTGACGTTGCTTCGGCTTCACTGCAAACGACGTAGCACCGTAGAGCAGGAACTGGCCAGCGTTGCAAGTGATGGTGACGTTACCTACTGCACTGACTGGAGCGTCCACGAATTGGGCCGAACGATCATACAGGCCATTGCTGGTCAGGAAGATCTCCATCAGCTTACGCGTGGTGGTTGGCAGGTCTGCGCGAATGGTTCCACCGAAGCGGGTCTTCAACGCAGGCATGCCAATCCGGCGATAGCGGATGGACTGTTGTGCAGAGTAAGGCCAGAGTGACACGTTCGCTTTCTCACGAGCCACCTTGACCAAGGTGTTGGCGTAGTTGCCGTCTACAGGGTCCACTGTAGGAGTTGCGTACGAAAAGGCAGACGGATCAATGCCTGACTTGAGCATCGTGCTCAGGAGGTGTTCAAAGGCCGCCTGATCGGACTCCTGGAGTGCAGTGAGGGACAACTGCGTTCCGCTAAGGGTTTGTGAAGGCATCGCTCTGAGTCCTGTCGAATAGATCAGCGATTGGCTTGGTAGTCATGGCAGGGATGGTGACTGTCTTACCGGTGAGGGTAGCCAGATTCACTGCTGGTTGAGTAACTGTACCCACCAGTGTTCCCAATGCCACGCCGTGTTGCAGGAATTGGTTCATCCCCGACAACTCGTACCGCAGGCCAAGGTCTACGCCCATGTCGTGGGCAGAGTGCTGGTCCATGGTTTGAATGGTAACGCCGCTCACGTCGATCAGCTTGTGCAGTTTCGCACCGCCAGAGAGCTCCATCGGAAGCGCAAGGGTGGCAGGCAAGCGCAGATCATGGAACGTCTTACCGCCTTGGTTGTGCCAACGGATGTGACCCCAGTCAAACATGACCACGGCATCTTCGTTGATCTGCTGAATGAACTGCACGCTGTACGAGGACAGCTGAGACATGATGTTCAGCATGGCTTTCTGGATGTCTTGCAGGGTCAGTGAGGTTCTCAACTTCAGGCCAGTGGCTTGGTTGATTACCGACAGCATGATTTCATCCAATTCTGCAGGCGTGTAGTTCGCAAAGCTCAACCCACGCTCACGCAACCAGTTCGGGTAGTTCTGGCCATGGTCCATGTCGACTGGCATGTCAGCATAGAAGCGGTTACACATGAGTTGCATCTCTGCGTACGTCCAGAGATCTTCCCGGAACACGTAAAGATCGCGATGAAGCAGCATGCGCTTCTGGATTTGCTCACTGACCTTGAGGAAAGCGTCCACCGACACGTAGTTGGTGATGTCGACGTTGTCCTTGAGGGCTGCTCGGATGAACTTATCGGACACGTTGGCCCGAGTAGTGATCCCGCGTAGCTCTTCGAAGGTCGGCAATGGCATCCGCCGCACCCGTTTGGCCTTGATCTGAGGGATCTCGACCATGTCCACGCCCAACCGCAACATGTACAGGTACTGATAAACGATGAACGCCTCCTTCATGGACAGCTTGAAGCTCTCTCCACCGTTCGGAAGCTGCAAAGTCAGCACTGTCTTATAGATGCCGAGGTCAGCGAAGTAGATCCACTGGTTCAACATCACATCTGCGAGGGTGTAAGGCTCCGATTCCTTCATGTCGAGCACGTTGGATTCAAGAACTTTGGTGTCAACCTCGGAATTAAGACTACGAGCGGACATTGCCGGGATGTATTGCTCGGCGTATTCCTCTTCACTCACGTTGGAGCGAGCGAGTTTGCTCTGCAAGGTCAGCATCTGACGCGTGTTCTTGATGTCCAGACCCAATGCTGACGGAATTCCGTTGATGGAGGTCCGCATGTATTGGATTTCTGGGTCAAACTGGGTGGTCACGAGCCCGTCGTTCTGCTGCAAGGTGTATTCGGCCAACGGGAAGTTCCGTTCGGTCATCACCTTGTCCGTCAACTCACGGAAAATCTCATCTTTACCGTTGTTACGCATGATGTAGCGCACGTTACGGTAGAAGTAGAGGCGCTGGAACTCGTTCATCTGAGCGTAGTACTGATCCATGGGACCAAACGAGGCCAGATAGCGACGAATGTGGTAACTGTGCACGTGTGGCGTGTGGCAGTTCTCAGTCCGGATGCTTTTAATAGCGCCCGGTAACGCCATGAACAGGATACCGAGTCGAGCAGCCGTGAAAAGGCTGTTATTGATGCGGT